TTATCGCTCCCAGATAACGCCGTTGTCAGCGTACCCCACGTAGTCCACGCCGTCAACGGGCTTCATGCCACGACCTTCAATCAGCAAGTCGCCGTCTTTATCTCTCCAAAAGTCGAGCATGTCTGCCACTTCTTCCCAAGATTGCTCTTTCAATTCGTCTGCATACACATCTTGGATAAGCTCTTTGATTTCTCTTTCAGTATCAGTCATGAGTGCGCCCCTTCTTTCTGCTATCAATTCCTCTAGTTCGTTCAAATCCGAACCCGTAGCGTGGTTTCGGATGAAGCTACGAGCGGACGAACGCTTTGATAAATAATTACGATGCTCTCTGTTCTGCGAGTTCCATCTTTTAGTTGCTTTTGTTTGTGCGTCCATTGTGCTACTCCTTTGAATTATCCAATGAAGTCGATTAATTCTTCAAAAGGAACATCCTCGATGCTTTCGTAATCTGTGAAGTCTTTCATGTATCCTTCCAAATCTTCGAGAACTTTTTCTTCAGTAACTTCTTCTTCTCCGTCGTAGTATTTTCTATACTCAGCAACAAGTTCGTTGATTTGTGTTTGTGTTAGTGCCATTTTATTTTACCTTGAGAACTTCTTTCGTTCTCCCTTTCCTTATCTTCATTTATATTATAGTACATATACTATATATTGTCAACACTTTTGATAAAGAAATTTAGTTTTTTTGCAAAATAAAAAACCCGACTGAAAGCCGGGGACAGTTCGAGAATTTTCGTCGAAAGACGCCAAGTATTCCACTGATTATAGTATCACTTATCGTAGAGATTAGCAAATATAAAAAAAGAGCTATGAGATAACCTCGTAGCTCTTTGCCTATGATGGATAGATATATTATAGCAAATAAAAAAAGCCCCAGCAAGTGCCAGGGCTTCGACCACTACTGCCATGGTATCCCTACTGCAGTGTGAGGGGAGGTGATATACTCCTTTTATTTTATTTTTGTTCGTGGTCTGTTATTTACAGTTTAAGCGAATGAACCGAATGACGTTACACGCCGACCGTTCTCTGACTGACCGACTGCAACATAGCGACGATTACCAGACCAGCTAATGTAGCTAATCCAGATATAGCCGTCAACGTCACACCAACCGTCATAGTTGATAGTTTCACCGGCTCCATAGACTGCCACAATTTCAGCACCTAGACCAGCACCAGCTCGAACATTAAGAGCTGAGACTTCAACCGTGAATGTCCCGGTTTCCTCGTTAATAGTAATTATACCATCAAACGGGATCGGAGTTGGTGCAGGGGATTGTGTTTGATTATCTGTTGGGAAGTAGAACCAGCCTACAATACCGTCAAAATTGCGTGTATTGTAACGAGCAGGACCACCAACATACAAGCTATCAGCGTTGCCGTCAATATTCTGCTCAATCGTTCGCATGGTATAGCCGTCTGAATCTTCGATAACCAGACCAGTGTGCCCGTATGGGTGCCCTGCGATGTAAGTAGTATCCATGACGAATACAGCCCCACGACGTGGACGACTGTCAAGGTTGCCCACTTGGTTATACTCGACTTCATAGCCTGCTTCTGCCGCTGAGTTGAGCAAGTCAATGGCGTTGCCCCACAGGGCGCGGCCAAAGAAATTAATTGAGATAGAGTTAGGCAGGTCAACGCATTGTGTCCCCCAGCTTCCATCTGCATCGGTACCAATCCCAGCATTAGCTAGGTCTTCTGCAAATTGAATAATGTCGTTATCTGTTGCCATATTAATATCCTTCCTTGTCGTTTCGTGGTTCGTGGTAGCCCAAGGCTTGCTCACTATCTCCAAGACCCTTGGTAGTTGGGTCTGGAATGATGTTGAGAATATTTACGATTGTCAAACCTACCAAATAAGGGTTTGATACAAATTTACCGAACAAGCCGAACACTGCATCCCAACTTGTCAAGTCTTGGAAATTAATTCCAAAGTAAGTCAAGATGGGTAGTGCAATCGCAAGCGCTACACGATACAAGAACGCTTTATTTTTTGAGTTAAAACGTACAGACCAGTTAATTTTATTCATCAGTTGATTTTCCTTTCAATTTTTCGATTTCTTTTTTAAGTTCAATCACGGTGTCGACCAATCGCTGGAAGTGACCATCGTCATCAACATACCACAAGCCTTGTTGCTTGGCGTCGCCAAACGTACGAGCAAATAAGCGGCGTTCGTTGCCTTCGCCTTTATTTTTGCCATTGTCGTAAGCGTCCCAGCTATCTTCTGGGACACGCGCTAATTCAAACCCTAGCAAGTTCTCGGCAGTGATTGAATCAATCCACTCATAATCACCTCTCCAAGAGGCTTCCTTGGTTTCCGGGTCAATATAGAAGGGCGGATTGTCTAAACCGTATAGATTAATGCCGCCATTTTCTTTGTCTTTAAAAAAATAAAATGGCAAGTTCGCATTCGGAGTCCCGACATCGCCCGTCGCTTCTTCTAATTCCTTCCAGACGTGCGGTTCCTCTGAACCATTATTAGTCCATGAGCTTGAATCTTCAAACCATTTCAAAGACTTCAAATTGTTGATATCCTGCCTGATTTGGGTTAGGTCAACGTTTCCGGCTGGGACTGTGTTTGAGTCTTCAATCTTTTTTTCAATCGCATCAGTTCGCTTAAATAGTTCTTTAATGTCTCGACCGATGCTTTTAATTGTCTCCACAAGATTCATTACTGTTCCTCTTTTGCTTGCGTATATACAGATAGATAATCTACATCAGTCACAGCGTCAATCTTTTGGCCAAGCTCTGTCAGCTTAGCTACGATTGCTACGCTGGTGTCGCTGTTTAGAGTGCCAATCTTATCTGCAATCTCTTTGAGCGTGTCAAGATTCTCTGGAACTCCTTCACCGAGAATCTCTGCTTTTAGCTGCTTGATTGCCTCGTTTAGTTGCTGCTCAGTGATCCCTGCGCTTGTTCCCTTGTCATTGATTGCTTTACGCAAGTTCTTGATATCTGTACCGATTGCAACGACTACTGCTTCTAATTTATTTTTAGCCATGCATTATCCTTTCAAATTTTAGCTAAATTGTATATTGCTACTAAATCTGGAAGCTCATCTACATTATCGTTGCCTAAGTGCTTCCGTACTTCCTCAGCCAACGCTTTTATTTTGGGTCTTCAGTATTGCTTGGAATGCTAGCAGATGGATTAAAGGACGGACGAACACGTATTTTAAATTCATCTGTCGGGAAAATGAACCCATCTAGTTTTAATTCCAACTTGTAACGACCAGGATCTACTGTATCTTTGAATTTGAAGTTGAAGCGACCTGATTCTACAGATACATCTTCATACAAAATTACTTTTTTCGCATTGAAAATGGCAAGCTTACCTGTGCCAGATAAGTCTTTCTTCAAGCCGTCATCGCCCAAAATCTCAAATTCAAATACTGATGCAGTGTCTCCCGATTTGATGACACACCCACCGTCAACTTGCTTGATGCTCGTCATGATATCATTCATCGTTCTCGTCGGTCCTCTTTCTTTTCTGAAGGTGTCAAATTAAATTTATCCTTGTCAATGTTCATCTTGACGTACTTATCAATAAAAGGGATTTCCACCCCTAAAGCTGACAAGCTAGCTAAAATGCTAGAGGTGTAAGCTGCAATCATAGCAAAGATGAATGTATCAACGATACTCGTCAGATTCATGAAATTTGCAAATGGGTAGAACATGGCCACAAACACGGTCATTGCTGTGTGGCTGACTACTCCTTTACGAAACTTTGTGCTCGAGAGTTCGTGAGCAGCCCAAGCCCTAGACACACCAACGGCTATGTCCGAAAAAATAATTATCACAAGAATAGCCACCCATGGATGCTCATCAATACCGTGCGCATAGAAGTCTCGGACTACATCGAAGAGCCCAAAAATCCCATCTGGTTTATTGTTCATTGCTTACCCCTGTATCGTTAGACTCTGCTAGGATTTCATCTTCAATTTTGTAACGAAGGGTGCGCAGTTCTTGCTCATCTTTACGCATCTGTTTGCGGTATTTAGCATAGAGCTCTGCGTTAATAAGATTCTCTTGAACACTAGATACCGCATTCTCGTCAATGCTGATGTATGTCTGTTTAACCAGAACTGTAGTTCCTTCTTCTTCGACGTTGAATTCTGCATTGATTGTACGTTGTTTTGTGATTTTAAGTGACATGATATTATTTTCCTTTCTTTTTATTCTTCAACCGTTGGATATTCGTCTTCGGTTATGTAAGTGACTGTTCCTGTGTAGACTGCATTTTCAGAACTTTGGTTTGAAAAATACATGTTTCCATCAGGTTCAAGGTGCCACACTGCACATCCTTTGTGCTCATTAGCTGCATTTTTATTTACAACCAAGTGAGTTTGTACACAAGGCTTGAATCCATTTGGAATCTTCTCGCCCAAATCCTTGTGTTCACCTTCAACAACAGAATAGATTCCTCTGATTAAGCTGAAGGTTACTACATTCCCAAGCCGTACTGCATTCGCTTTTACATCGAAACCTATCGGGATTTCTTTTTTAACAACGGGTTGGTTGGTTTGCACGAACTCAACCCATTTTCCAACTGTATTCTGCGTTAGAGTTCGCTTGAAGAACCTACCAGAACTTGTTGTCAGCGATTGGTGAATACCACCCAAGCCCTCTATTACTTCTAAGAAACCCACTTGTTCTGTAGGTTTAGGCTTGCTGATAGGGTAGTTCTTCATCGTGCTCATCACCGAGAAGAATCCCGTCGTTCTGTAACCGTCAAGATTCGTGTTGTTATATTCGATGATTGCAGCACCTCGAACTTCTGTAAGCTTGTGATGCTGAATTGTTTTCGAGCCCGAATAAATCAATCCGTTGACATCAAGCGCCCCGTTTTCACGATATTTACCAATACCAACTCCCTGTTGATCGTAGGACATGATAATTTTATCGGTCGGCACTGTAGTTTGAAATTCTGAGACTGAAAATCTATCCTCTAGCTTACCTATGACTATGAATGACGTATCTGCAGGATATTCCTTGCCTAAATTTGCGTTAGATGCCTTGAATTCAGAAATGCTTGACCATTCACCGCCAGCTTGCCCATTATCCGCTACAACATTGCTTGTTCCAACTTTTGCCGTTGTGAAAGTCAACCTCATGGTATTTTTTTGAACACCATTAACACTAAGAGGTGCTATTTTAGCGAACCTCTTAATGGTTAGCGTGTCTGACTTTGAACCACTTCTGACAACCTCAAATTTCAGTGTTGGGCTGAAATAGAATAGAAATGTTATTTTAACCTCTTTCCAATCGGACCAAATCCCACGAGAATCTTGAACTCTCCCCCTCAAGGTCATTTGAGTGTCTTTATTTACAGCGACCTCACGGAACACCCCACCGTTCGTTGAAACAGAATTGCTAGCACCAACAATTTCAGCGTAGTACCCAGCTATTGTAGCCCCATTCCTTGCTTGCACTCCGTTGAAAACTACTTTCACAAGCGACATTATAGACACGAAATGTGTCGGCTCCGGAATTATCCTTTGAGTCGTTGGATTTGTGTCTGTCAAAGTAAATCCAGTGAACGAAGGCTTTATGTTGTTTGTGACAATGCTTGCCGTTAGTGTTGCTGACTGCGTCTGAATCAATTTGCCGTCTACATAAGTATCGACATATATGGTGCCTCGGCCAGTTGTTGCATCTGGTATGTCGTTGGCAAAATCCGCTGGGATTGTCCACTTAAACGATGCCCCAACATTGTCAGCAATTTTACCTTGCTTGTTACCCCAAAAATAGCGCAGTGTGTGCGTAGCGCCAGCTAATTTCCTGTCGATAGTGATATCTACTTGATTGCCAATGAATCCCTCTAGAACGCTCACCGAACTTCCTCTTGGGATAGTTGTCAGCGTTATGCCTTGATTGCCGATGTCTAGGTTTCCAGGGCTGTATCCACCCGATCCGTTGAAATGCGCACGCACACCGAAGGCACCAGACCCATCGTCAGCATGGCGGACAGTAATTGTGCGGTCAATCAACTGTATTTCTGAGTTTCGGTTAAGCATCGCTGGGCTACCAGAGTAGTCAATTCGTTGCCCAAAACCATCGACGTAACCAGAACATTGATAGCTTGCAAATGTCCACCCTTGATTCAGCAATGCTAATCGAATACGGACATCACTTGTATTGGTTTGGATATTCTGTCCAACTTGGTCAATCCACAGCCTAATCCGATATCCACGGTCATTATTTGACCAAAATTCTACCATGATTAACTACCTCCCACATATCTAATGACATTCCTGTCGGGATTGATGAAATCTTGCTCTTCTCGATAGCGACCAATCTGGATAGTTTTAGAGAAAATACCGTTCTCGATGTGAATGACACCTTGAGAAATATACATCACCTCATTACCAGCTGAGAACATTGAGATGCGACCATTTGGACTGAACAGCATAGAGCTAGAGTTGTCTGTTTTACCAATGACAAGCCCTTCATTTGATGAAGTCATGTAGCTGTCAATGAAGTTCCAGCGCTCTGACATGTCATCCAGATTGTTCTCTAGCTTCGCTACACGAGCACTGGCATCAGCAAGATTCTTTTCGGCTTGTGCCCGATTAGCGTTATTTGCATTAACGAAATCTTGATAGGCTTTGACCCATTGATTAAGTATCTCAAGAGAGGCTTTGGCCTCAAGCTCGGCTTGTACCACAGAATTAACTTCGTTGAGCTTGTTGAGCTGTGCTTGTGTCAAAACTTGGTCGGCTTTGGAATCGATGTCATCCTGTACATCTTCAATCGCAGGGGTCCAGTCCGTTTTGACTGTTCCTTTTTCGATTTTTACTTCCCAAACAGATTTGCTAGCCGTTTTGTGATATGTGTTGACACGTAGATGATAGTTCCCTGTTGGTTTAACCCAAGTAATCGGCGTTCCTATAGTCCCTGTTTTTAAATCAGATACAATCTGATAATTTTGGTATTTATCATCCATTAACCAGAGTGTCACATTATCGCTCTCGATATTTGGGTTGTGCAAGGCAGTAAAATCACCGTCTGATTTTGCACTAATAAGGTATTTTTGATCCTGCTCTAAATAAACAGAAGTTTCGCTTTTATACAAAACGTTATTATCGAAATTCGCTGGTTTTTTATCCGGCTTAAAAGGTCCTTTCGAGCCTTTTAAGAGGTTGCGACCACCGACAGACACGCTACCAGCAGTGTCATTCCATGCATAATCGGCTGGGTTAGCGCTATTTGCTTTATCAAAGTTAGTACATACGCCTAGGTACCGCTTGGTGCCGTCTTGCGTCAGACTGAAACCAGTTCGACCATCGGCACTATCGGCATAAGCAAAGTGGACGTAAGGTGTTCGTCCGTCCGCTCCAGCTTTGCCGGGGATGCCATCACGCCCATCGCTACCTTTCCATTTAGACCAACGGTAATCTTGTGGATTCCGACTACCCGTAGTGCTGAAATCTTGGTACATACCGATGAAAGCCTTGTCGGTAGCGGTTTGGCTAAAACCGCTACCAGACACCGTGTCAGCGTAGGCAATGTGGGTATACTGTGTTTTACCATCAGCACCCTTAACACCGGGGATACCTTGGTCACCTTTTGGCCCTTGCAAACCTTGTAAACCACGTTCGCCCTGCAATCCTCTGTCACCTTTTGGGCCTGCTGGCCCTGGGTCGCCTTTATCTCCCTTGACACCATTTCGGCCATCGGAGACATTTAAAAAAGTAACCTCTTCCGAAGCTACTTCCTTATTATCTACCCAAGCAGACACCGTAATTACGGTAGGTTTAGTAATCTTGCTTGCGTTTACGGTGTAAGTCAGTCCAGCTCCAACAATAGAACCATCAATTACAAATCGATAAGTTGCGTTAACTATCTGATTTCCTCGTTTTAACGTTGGACGTAGCGTTGACTGTCCTGTATTGTTTTTAAAAATAACACCGTTATCTGTCGAAAAAAGGATTCTGTAAGGCCTACTGTTTTCAACCATTCGTTCGAAGACGGTTCTAAGGTCTCCCGACGTTCTATTTTCAAGCTCTTTGAAATTACCAAAAGTCGTTGTGTTATTTGCTGGATTGCTAAAACTAATCTTTTGCTCAATAGCACGAGCCCTTACGTCGAGCGACGGGACAAAGCCCTTGTCGTGAATTGTGATAGTATCTCCGATTTCGATATCAACGAACCCATCGACTTCGTAAGTAATAGCTGGATAAGCGTTTTTTCGCAAATTCGCAATCCCTGCAGCACGGATAACTTTCGGATCATCACTGTCAACTTCTAAATCTTTTCGAATCCACTTATTGTCTTGAGTTGAAGCGCCAAAAGTCGAAGGGTACAAGTTGGCTGCATGAGGTGCATAGAGACAATTGCCCTCTTGCTTGAAGATAACAATCCCTTTATCGTTCTTCTCTTCCCAAGCCGGGAGACCACCAATATAGACTCGCACTTCAGGGCTGTTCTCAGGCTGCTCTTTTGCCTTGCCGTACGGAACAATCATCGTATAGATTTCGGTTTTATCAACCTTCCTCGTCATCGATTTGATGTTTTTTTCAAACGTCAAACGAATGTCGCTACGAATTCGACCTACACCAGTATGCGAATCGTCCGCTTGATGGTAAACGTTCAGGACGAGTTGTTTAATAGAGCTGTCGTCATTAAGCCTAGTCACAAATTCAACTTCAGCATTAAATTTATTAGCTAAGCTCAGCAACCTTGCCAGTTTCGTGTCTTGTCCTTCCCACTCAAGTGTTTTTTTCTGGTCAGAGACCTCATTGACACCGAGCGTGACCATTGCGAATTGAGGAATATCAAACGCATTGAGGTATTCTGCGAATGACATAGCTCTATCAGCCTTGTAAGCATTCGTGTACTCATTTATCAACTCAAGGTTCAGGTTCTCACAGTAACATCTCACCCATCGCTCATTCTCTTCAACTTTCATAATATTAAACAAGTACGTTTGGCTATTATGCTTGAACGAAATGAAAGAGCGCTCGTTTAGCTGGTTGTAAAGCGGTTGGTTTGCTGTATCACCTAGCAATTCCTTCTTCGAAACAGTAAACTCGAAAGTGCTAGATGCCGTCTCAAGATTGCGAGTCCAAGTGTCGTCGTAGAAGTTTAACGTCTCTTGCTTTTCGTTATCGATAAAACCAATTTTTTGTAAATTAGCATCGTGAATCGTTAATAGCATTACAAATACCTTTCTTCAAATTTGACAGACACAGAGGGTTTGTTTGTAACCCACCTTGAGCAGTAAACTTCGAGTTGAGACTTGCCAGGAGGGATCGTGATGAAGTCAGAACCCTGTACGACATCGACGATTTTCGAAATGTTATCTACTAGTACAGTGTCGTTCTCGCTGTTTATCACAACTTCTCCACCAGCACGGTATCGATTGGGAACTTTCCGGACCCCTACAACATAGTCTTTTCGATAAATAAAATCATCTAAGTACATGTGGCTTACTTGCGGTGCGTTCCCGATTTTGCTGAAGATAATGTGGATTTTATCCGATTTCTTACCTTTGATTTCAGGGATAGTGTATCTAGGATAAGACCCCCACCAATAAAATTGAACGACATCGTCAAACCTTTGGATGTCTGACCATCCTCTAGGTTCGTTAAATGGGTTGTGCTCTTCTATGTGCGTTCCTAGAAACTGCTTCCTGTCAACAAAACGGTAACCGCCCCTGCCATCGCTGGCTAAAAAGTTGTATTCACAACCCAGACCGCTACCACGTTTGTAGGTTTCGACCCCATACAAAAAAGTGCCACTTGCATCTGTGACACTAATTTTTAAATAACCCATCTGATCTGCAGAGCCTAGCCAGAAAATTTGCCTCCACCAGAAATACTCGTACAGAGCACCTTTTACACCACTAGAATCCCTGGGGATATCAAATGTAACTGATGCTGTCTGGCCACTCTGCAACGCAATGTGAGGGCGACCCCAAGCATTGTCGATGTAAAGCGTGCCGTTTGGTCTGGTATCGTTGATATCGTTCGTGATACCAACGTTTTTCAACCCTTGTGACAATCCGTTAGGGATTCTGTGTTGTCCATTAGATGAAGCGTAATCAAACAAGACTTCTGACTGCTTGTAAGTCTCTGTATCCCCTTTTTGCCTGTCACCAAGCTCCAAAATTCCACTACTGTTAACCAATCCGATATAGCCATTCTCACTATTGTGCTTCACTGTAATTATCGGATGTGCATCAACTGATCCGTCGTTGACAAGGTCAAATACCAGTTTGCCGTTTTCTGGTTTAGGGGTTTCGAAACTTCGATATGTGGTTGAGTGTGCGACTCCGTCAGGGACCATAAATTCAATTTCAGCTTGGTCATACCAATCGGAAATGCCTTTTAAACTAACATCCCCTTTTACTATAGCTAGATAGTATCTGTCTGGTTCATCTGGTAATCTCAACTTAACAGGTTTGTCAGAATGCAACACTCTAGCCGCTTGTTCCCTGACACGATAAAACATGCCGTTATCAACTTTGGCTGGTTCGTTCGGGTCTACGAAAACAATGTCTTCAAGATGTCTTGTCGCTAAACTAACAGTGAGCTTGATTTTTTTTGCACCAAACGAAACCTGTTGAATGTTGACCCCGATTTTAGGGGCTGAATCTGTTGTTATATTGCGTTCGTTCCCGACTTCGTGTGACACTTTGATTAGTTTAAAGTAATCGTTCAAATCGTATCCGTTAAATTGAAACACAGCCATTATTTAATACCTCTCATGCGTTTGTAAGTGAAATCTTTGTCTTTTTGGTATGAAGTCAAATCGTCTCCTGTAGCGTAAGCAAACTCTCGACCATCGACACTTAATGAGATTGGACGGCCGATTAGGTCAGTGATAATATCCATTGCTTGCTCGAGGCGGTCCATTCTACTATCGTCTCGGACCGACAAATCAACGCTACCACGAATTAAACCACCACCAAAACCATCAAACAAGTCGTTGTCTTCGAATAGATCTCTAGAATCTATTGCGTACTCACTAGCCACATCAATCATGTCTTTGATAGAATCTTTGACAAATTTAACACTTCTATCAATACCTACAGCCATACCTTGGCCAATGTAGATACCGACTTCATCACGGAATAATCTTGATGGTGAATGGATTCTAGCTTTTGCCTGAGCTGCACGCTCTGCTTGAGCCACAAGAGCGTTAGCAGCAGCCGTTACCGCACCAAGAGCAGACATCATACCTGCAGCCAAACCTTGACCAATCATTGCCCCTGCTGCTCGCATAGCTCCTACACCAGCCATAGCACGGGCTTGCGCTGCGTTAACTAGCGCACCCATTGCAGAAGACACAGCACCAATTGCCGATTGGATCCCTTGAGCAATGGCTTGTCCAGTTTGTTGACCTGCTTGTTGACCCATCTGAATCATTCGTTGGCCGTTCGATTGAACAGCCTGCGCCATTCTTTGCATTGCTGATTGCACTTGTGCCGCTGCGTTATTCATCGCTACACCAATCAGTGGCGCTAATGTTCCAATTTGCATAATGGCAGTCGTAGCCATAGTGGCACTTGACGCAACCAAGCTGAACTGTGCTGGAATCAAAGCAATCGAAGCTGTCAACTGCGTAACACTTGCAATTACCATGGTAAATTGACTGCTGATTAGTGCAACTGTAGCACCGACAGCAGTGAGACTTGCATTCATCGCAGTGAACTGTGTAGTCACCGCTTGAATAGATGCTCCAGCCATTGTTAATTGGCTATTAAGCATGGTCAAAGAGGTACCAATCATAGTGAATTGAGTACCTACGAGAGTTAGGCTAGTACCTAACATAGTCGTACTTGATGCCATTGTAGACATGCCAGTAGTGATCATGGTTAATTGACTAGCGAGATTAGTTAGGCTGGCAGTTAATGTAGTCATACTTGCATTAACCGAAGTCATGCTAGAAGTCAACGACGTTGAAACTGCACTAAATTGAGTCAATCCAGTAGCGGCTTGCATCAATGCTGGCGCAAGCGTCATGATTTGTGCTCTGAAGGCTGTGATAGGCCCTACAATCGCAGTCAAACCACTGAGCGATTGACTAGCTTGACTAGAGAACGTGCTAAACGCTGTTCCTGCTGTAGTCAATAGCGATTGTAAGTTAGTGAACGACGATTGAATACTTGTAACCGTGCTTGAGAAACGGCTCAAACCTGCAACAGCGCTGGAAGCCGAGCTAGAAACCTTGCTCATACCATTGCCAAGGTTGGTCATGCCAGTTCCGGCTTGTGCAAGGCCTGCTGAATTGCTACCAATTGAACCGACACCTTTGGCTACCGCCGCAAGAGATGCAGCCATATCACCGAGGTTTGTGTTGGTAATCTTAACGACACCATTAGCAAGTTGGTTGAAACCAGACCCTGCTTTCTGTGCTGCCGTACCAATCGAATTGAACACATTAGCCAAGCTATCCAATACACTACTGATTGCACTACCTGCAGAGGTAATCACGTCTGAAATGCCTTCAAATGCTGACTTGATACCGTCACCGATACCTTGCGCCGCTGTAGCGATAGATGTGCCGACTGATTGCACTACGTCAGCAATGCCTTGTAGTGCTGTACCAATCGCAGAACCAACTGAACTAATAACATTAGCAACACCACTAAGCGCCGTACTAATAGCTGTACCAATACCCATTGCAGCCGTAGCGATTGCCATTCCTGCCGCTGATACGACTGATGCAATTCCAGAGAATGCAGCACTAATTACACCACTAATTGCCGTGATGATAGGCACAATTTGTGTTATGGCTGTAACAATAGCTGAAATGATTTGGCTGATTATAGGTGCGAGAGTTTGAACAACCGTAACAATGGCAGAAATCACTTGACTAATGACTGGAGCCATCGTCTGAACGACTGTAACAATCCCTTGAATCAAGGTCATAATGACTGGTGCCGTTGTTTGAATGGCTTGTACGATTACTTGTAAAACCATTGCAATCTGTGGCCCAAATTGGCCAATCACTTGAGCAACTTGGACAATACAATTTGAGATAACCGGTGCGATTGCCACGATTGCGTTAGCGATAATCTGAGTTACTGCCGTGATGGTGTCGCTAATGATTTGAACAATCGGAGTGAATACCTCGATGATTCCACTGATTGCAGCGCCCAAAGCAGTAACCCAATTAGTCAATGCGTCAATAATGGTTGGCAACACTCCCAAAATAGAAGTCAGTGCTGATCCAAACGCTGTAACGAATGGCGCTGCATTGCCTAGAGCGGTGCCGATAGCTTCAACCAGCGGTGAAAGTTTGGCGAGCCCTGGTGCAGCTTCTCCGACCGCCTTAACAACGATACCGAACGCCGTGCCAAAGGCTTCAACGATAGTTCCTGCGGCCTTACCGATTGATTCAACAACAGTTCCAAACGCTGAACCTATGGCGTTTAAGATTTGTGAAACACCTTGCGATTGAGTGGCTAGTAGCGTGAATGAAGCAACGATAATAGCAATACCTGCACCAATTCCGACCGCTGCGATAGCGACACCAGTCGCAAACGATAGTATCTGAGCCGAACTCAGCCCCTTGAGACCTTGCAAGGCGAATTTTAGACCTTGCCCGAAACCTTTGTAAGTTTCAGCTATACCTTTGAATATAGCTGTCAAGATTCCTTTGATTGCGTTCCCAGATGATTTGATTACGTTGGATATCCCACTGAACAACTGGGCTATCGTTGACTTAGAACGTTTAACGCTATTTGTAGCCCCTTCAAGACCCTCGGTAGCTTTATTTTTAAAAGCACTAAACGGATTAAATGACTTAATCCAGTTCAGACCTCGCATAGCAGTGTCAAACACTGAAAGCCCAGCCTTGGCAGTCATAAAACCTGCCACCATGGCTAAAATGCCACTAGTGATGCCATTGAGCACGCCTTTAGGGATAGAGCTTGCAAACTTAGATACTGCTGAAACGGCTTGAGATATCCATTTTGTTAACGTTCCAAAGGCTGTTCCTAGTGCTGAGATAATCGTCTGCATCTCAGCGCTACTAAACACATCACCAATTGAAGACCCGATGGTTTTAACAGCTCCCCAAGTGTCTTCTATCGCTGATTTAAAAGTTTTGAATGCACCAGTGTCCGAAAACGAGCTGATAAAGTTCTTAACCGACCTAGTAGCAATAGTTAAACCTCTTGATAGCCCACTAACAATGTCGCCAATGCCAGTGCCTAGCCCTTGGAATATACCCTTGAAATCTATGGCTTTTAGCGCTGCTTTAGCTTGGGTAGAAACATATTTAAATGCATTTGCTAAACCCTTGATGGCTCCTGTATTACTAAAGCCTTTCCAAAAAGACTGAACAGTTTGGCTGACCCCTTTTACAACTTGGTCAATTGCTTGATCAAGACCGTTTGCGAACTTCTTGACAGATTGTTCATCAATTTTGCTAAGAGCATCAATGATACCCTCGATTCCTCTGATTGCCTTGTTACTAAGTTGTTCAAAAACTGGTTGCAATTTGGTTGAAACCGTTTCGTAGAGCCCGTCAACGGCTTCGTCTACAGATTTGTACCTAGTAGCCAAGCTCTGCATAGAATCGCCAGCCCGTTTAAAGGCCTCTGCAAAGTCTTCAGTCTTAATTTCACCGTTTTGAATTTTGCTTACAAGATCATCTAGAGACATTCCCATCTCTCTAGCGACGGCAGCCATACCTGCTGGTGACTGTTCCATCATCAGCTTGAAGTCTTGCCATTGGATCTTAGGCTTAGTCATCGCTTGAACCATTTGTTGGCTCAGTGTCTTCATTGCCTGTTTAGGATTTTCAGCAGAAGCGGCAAGACCACCCATAGCTTTTACCAAGTCGCCAGCATCGCTACGACCGATTGCGGCCATCTGAGAGAACGTAGTACCCATGTCCGATGCAGAATAGATAGTCTGTGTTGCATAGTCTTGCATAGCCTTTTTAGCCGATGCAATTTCTGTTTGCCCCCAACCTAGTTGGCTTAAGCTCCCATCGAATGTTTTCCAAGCCTTAGTTGAATTGTTAAGCTCGGTCATCATACCACCGATACCGCTGGTTATGGCACCGATACCTTTAGTAATCCCAGCACTAACAAGGTTGGCACCGAGTACACTCTTAAACATTGAGCCTAAGCCCTTGCTACTCTTACCGAGTGATTCAGCTTGTTTTTGAGCGTTCTTCAGGGCGCTAGATAAGCCGTTATCTTGTGCTGACAGTATTGCCCTTACATTGAATGTTTTATCAGCCATCTAACAACCCCTCCTCTCTTTTGAACGCTAAATTTCGTCTAGCTATCTGGATAAGATGCCTATTGTCTTTTTCATGATCCCCGAGAAGTTCTTTTTCACGACGTTCTTCGTCATAAAAGTCTTTAAATTCCTTAAAGACATACTTCTTGCCACCCTTGCTCGTAGCCTTGGCACTACGATTTAAGAAGGCTTGTAAATAAAGTTTCTTCTCCTCTTGAATAAATCTTTTCGCATAAGCTTTTTGATACAACCTCAACTCATTCAGCGTCATTCGTCTGGCTTCTAAAAGTGTCGTTCCATATCTAGCCATGCAATTTGTGATTAGATCTTCGTAGGTCTCTTTTGAGCTCTTGACGTTTTCTAAGCTTCTTCTTGAGCCTCTAACATTCGTTTGGCTGTTTCTCGTGTCAATGGTTGCTTCTGCAATGCTGAGAAAAAATCCTCAAACAAGTTATCCAATCGTCCATTTTCAGCCTCACGTTCAACAAAACGCTCAATACCCTCTACAGATGGTTTTTGGCGTTCTGTAGCAGTTCCAGCTTGAATGAGGTCTAGCAGAACAAGTGGGTTCTTTTGTTGCAAATCAACCACTGCATGCTGTACACCAAAACCAAACGCTACACCGTTTTGATTGATTGAATAACGCTCGTCGAGCACTCGCAAGAAGTCAAATCCAAAATTCAAAGTATAGTCTTTGTCATTAATTGTGATAGTGTTCATGTTTTAAATTTCCTTTCAAAAATAAAAAGCGAGGGAACCCCTCGCTAACTGTTTTAATTATCAATGTCCAGTGATGGCAGTAGTGTCTTGGAAAGTATATTGGATCTCTCTGATTTGCTCGTCAGACAAAGTTGCTTCACCAGCTTGTGGCTTACCTTCAACAGACATCTCAGATTCAATCTCTACGAGCTCTTCAACATTCGCTGGGACTTCCCATGAAGACAAGCGACCGATTGCATAGAGTGCGCCGTATTTTCCATTTGTTTTCTTATCAGTCAAATCGATTTCCCAAACTTCGACCTTGAAACCATCAACTACCGACTGTTTCAACATTTCATTGACTTCGTCTTTTGTACCGATTGCGTTGATTGACAAGGTTGTTTCTAGACCACCATCAGCAACAACCGCACCGTCTTTAGTTTTAGTGGTGTCCGCATCACGGGAATACTCCCACTTATGTTCTGTTTGCAGTGCCAATTTAGCTGCTGCTTTCGTGTCCCCGTATTTACGGAACATCAAGATTTTATTCTTACCTAGCTGTGCTTCTTTTACATTTGTATCAGCCATGCTTTTCCTCCTTAGTAGAATTTGTAATATAAATAAACAATAAAGTGATAAAGTTCTTCGTCAGTGCTGTTATCACGGTTAGAATCAATTGACGACTCATTGACTTCCGCCGAGAAGTGCATCCCATCGATATTTTTGATAGCAAAATAGCTGGACAATAACTGCCCAGCCATATCAGATAACTGTTTACGGTCATCTACTCGTCCCCAAACATGGACAGTTGAGGACAAGCGACCAATCAAGCGTGACTTTGTGGCTCTGGGCAATGTTTGAATTTCTCCCATGACCACAAATGGGTAAGATGCGCTGTCTGGTGGAAGGTAAGGGTAAGTAGCGAAACCGAATCCCTCACTAATTCGAAAGAGTTCGTCATGTAGTAATTGGTCTGGTTGTTTCATATCTACTCCCATTTAGCTAATTCCTCGACCATTCCAGGGACAGTCGCTTCTAACGCAGGAGCCATAAAAGGCTGTGCTGCCATCTTCCGAGTGCCTACTTCAAGATACCCAGAATATTTTGTGTGAGCCGTCACAACAGCTCTATCGCCCCCAGATTCAAGAGTAATCGAGCGACGTGTTGCGCCAGTGGTATATTTACCGCTGAATTGCGCCTTGCTAATTGCGTTCTCTTTTAATTTGCTGCCGTATTTTTTTAAAACTCGTTGACGTCGTTCTGGATTGGCATTTTTCAACAAAGATTGGCTCATTTCATCTAGTCCATAAAACGTAAGTGTAGCCATATTATTTCACCGCCTTGTTGACGTACAGCACACTTCTTCCAGCTAGATATCCTCTAGCGGTTACTGGAGTGTATTTGCTACCTTGATATTCAACGGAAGTTACAGCCACTGTCACAGGGCTTCTGAAACGAACAACCAAGCTCGTAGCATTTAGCAAGCCTCCCAGCTTAGCTTGAAGATCTAAGCTTGCACCAGTTACATTGCACTTAACTTCTTTGGACCAATCTTCCCCTCCGACCATACGACCAAGGGTAGGGTCGTATCGTTTCGGTGTCTTATCGTTTTGATATTTGAGTATCACTGTATCTGTGTATCTCATAGAAACAACACACTCCCTCCCTTCGATTGTCCAGAGGTTCCGAATGTTCTTTGAAGCATATCGTCATACGGTTTAAATTCGTTCTCGTTGTCGTAATAAGACATTGAGTGACCATCTACCGTCTCAGCTTTAGCCCCTTCAGCTCCTCGACGATTGAAGCGTTTAATAACGCAATCTTCGAAGATAAAAGAAAAACCATCGTCAATGTTGACAACAGCATATTCTGCTTTGAAATGACTAATTACTCTGTTTAGCAATACCCTTAAGAGGTCAATGCTATCGTCGTCATCTTTTGAAATCTCAAGGTCCAGCATGACATTATCTAGGACCTTTTCTCGATCTAATTCAGCCATGCTAGACCTCCTCACTCTTCAGTGTTATCTGTCGTTTTTTTGCGACTTGCTTTTTTCGGCTTTTCTTCAGCTTCAGCTTCAAGGAAACCTGCTTCAGCAAGTTCTTCGACACGTTCACCGGCATAATCGTCACCAGCATAGTAAATAATGCCGTCAGTTTTATCCTGAAACGCTTTTAAAACTTTAGTCATAGCTACTCCTTTCAAACTACGCTACTGGAATGACAGTAAGCATATAACAGTCATCCAAACGTTCGAATGAAGGCAACGCAATCATCGATACTTTGGTTTGGACGTTGACTGGATCAGTTGTTTTAGTAGTTGTAATTGCAATACCTTGGTCAACCACTTCAACTTGAGCTCCTGGAGTGTCCCCAGACTGCAAATCTGACTCTTCTGGAGTTGTACCGAAAACAGTAGAACCCAATGAACCGTTTGGAACCAAAGTCAAATGACCGTCTGGATAGAATTTGCTAATCTCTCCTTTGTCATTTCGATATGTGCCGTTTTCCAAAAGAACTGTAACACCGTAATTATCCAAAATATACGCTTCAACCTCGGCTTTGGTAACTGTTGTTCCTGAAGCTGCAAGAGGCTTGATGATTTTGACCGTAGATTCTGATTTACGAATCAAGCTAAACGTTTTGGCATTCATGATAGCAATTTCTGGCATCAAGCCAAGGCTTTGAGCTGTTTCGATTGCTTCTTCGAGGTCCGCAAGAGGTGTTGCTGTTGCTTGCGTCCAGTCTTTTGCAACTGTTTTCTTGTGGTCGTCTTTAACGCCATAGTCAATATCAACATTTTTTCCTTCATTGACAAACGCAATCTTACCAGTTGCGAGAGCTTGCATGCGCATAGATTCCAAACGAGCACGGGCACCTTGGATAAGTGTCATTTCGTCATTGAAAATGCCTTGTGTGATAGTCTCAATCAAACCAGTGTTGTTAGATCCAGCGATTAAGTTGAGTTGTTGACGGTCAGCTTCTTTGACCAACATAGCTTCTTTGAAGAATGGCATTTGTTCGTCATGGATTTCAGCGTCCACACGCTCACGAATAGTGACATTAGTATCGAATGCTGCTGGCTTCAAGACAACCGCACGTCCTGAAGAACCTTTGATGTAAGACAATTTAGTCCCAAGTTGTTTTCGTGCAGGGAAAATGCGTTCTCCAAGCGTAGAATCCACATCTAATTGTGATGTGTTGAAATATCCAGCGATATTAGATGCTGTTACCGTGTCATAAATAAGACCCATTAAGCATTGCCTCCTTTTCCTGCAATAAATTTAACGAGTGGCAACGCTGTTTTAATAGCGTCGTCAACTGTACCACCGTTAACCGCTTCTTTCCAAACCTCACCAGCGTACAAAACAGACACTGTTTTATCAACAGACAAGTCTGCATCGTATAGAACGATTCCTTCTGGTGCCGTCTTGTTCTCTTCTACTGGTTTAGAGCGGTCATCGAAAATTGACCCGCCTTTACCAGCTACTAAAGTACCAGCTTTAATGTACTTCTTGCCGTCTACGTCAACACCAGCAAAATTTTTATCAACTGTGGCAGTGACAGCTTTGTAAGGTAAAGAACGTAGAATGTTACTTGTGTCAAATACTTTTTTTACTGACATGAAAAATCCTTTCTAATTGTTGGCTAGATAATCTTACCTGACGAACGGACAGCTTTTTGAGCTAAGCGAGAGCCGTAATTGTCTGTGTTAGAAATGCCATCCGCTGATGCTTGAGGTGCATTTTGTCGGACAGTTTTCTTAACTTCTTCCGCAACAGCATTATTAAATACTGTTTCGAACTCAGTCACTGCTTTAAGTGCATTCTCAGCGTTGCCAGCCATTGCGAATGTCTCAGCCAACGCACTAGGCAAGCCTTTAGCTACCAAATCTTTCTCAACAGCAACAACAAGCTTTTCATGCTCGAACGCAGCACGTTCTTTCTCAAAACTTTTTTGCTGATCCTCGAACTCTTTTTTAGCTCTATCTTGAGCTGATAGATTGGCATAATCTTTTTCTTTCTGTAAAGCATCGGCTACTGCTTGAGCTGTACGCTCTTGTTCACCCTTGTCTCTGTTACTCAAAGCAGTCTGTACCGCTTTGTTAATCATGCTATCTAATTCAGATTGAGAACCAGGCGCTTTGAAGTCGCTCGCAGGGATTGGGTTGTTCCCTTGCCCTTGGTCTTGGCGACTCTCTTGTTGTCCGTTAGTCTCGATAGTGTTATCTTGTTCCATAGTTTCCTCCTACCTAGTCTCATGAGTAGCGCCCCTTTCTAAGCCACGATAAGGGCTAGCTACGCCCTCTCTAGTCTTGTCTAGGGTGTTTACCCACGAGCCACGCTAGTATTGTTTATTTAGGGCTTAAATTAGCCCTATGCGCTGACGAGGTATCGAACCCCCAAGCCCCTTGGCTAGCACGGCTATCAGCGCATAAGAAAAAGCCGTATTGCTACGACTTTAATTATTTATTTCATTAATCCGGTTATTTTGTCTGGATCAGTAAGAGCCATCTTCTACATACACCTCGGCTACCGCACAACGACAGTATGGGTGCATCGGTGGGGCGTTTAGACCACTCTCCATCTCATCAACCGGGACGGGTTCCCTCTCGGTATCACGGCCAACTTGTTTGCAATAATCGCAAGCTCTCGATTCTGGCATGAGTTTAAAATACTCGAAGCCATTCTCTTTCATGATATCTTGCTGTGCCAAAGTTTGAACTCTAGCATGTTCCGTGATCGCCAATCGTTCAGCGTCAGTGCGTGATACATCCATGTATTTACGGATTCTCTGAGCGATGGTTATACCGTTCTCTCCTCGAATAAGAGCTCTGGTCACTTCCGTTTTAACCAATTTGCGCAACTGCTCCTGCCTCTTCCAGATACGCTCCGACCATTTAGCGCCTTCGAAATTAGCGTTAACAGCCGTCGCCATGTACTTTTCAAGCGTTTTCTTGTTAGGCACCGTCTGATCAAGCAGGCTTCCTCTTACAATTTCGCTCTTATAGCCATTCGTCAGATAATCGTTAGTTAATTGACGTTCGCCTTCAGATAAAACCAATAGTTCGAGTTCTAACTCTTGGATAAGAAGCTCTTGACGGCCAACAGACATAGAAAAATTGTAATCTCGAAGTTCCTTGTTTGCCTTTGGGCTAAAATCTTTGTCAGCTACATACTGTTTGGCTTTAGCTTCAAAAGCCTTGATATCAAAACTATCTGCTCTTCGTTTCGCATCACTAGCGGTTAATCCGTTTTTGTCAGCGAAATTTTGGATATAAGCATCTAGTTCTTTTCGCAACTGTGAAAGTTGCAAATTATATAGCGCTTCAAGTTCTTTCTTAAACTCAGCTTCACCCTTTTTATTGCTTGCTTCTCTCTCTCTTTGAGCACGTTCTGACCAGTATGTCATTCATCAGACCTCACAGAATCGCTCGTATGCGCTCCTTCTTCTTCGTCGTCGGCATATTTACCCACTTGCCCGTTAAACTCGCTAGAATACCCCTTAAAATCGATTTTAGACACCTCTTTATCCACTCTGTCGAGTTCCTCGGCTGGGCTCTCGACCAACCCAGATAGGCTAAGAGCAGTTTCTTGTGACACTTGACCACCAAGGCCTGTCAAAATAGATACTTGCTCGGATAGTGATTTCGGCAGATTCGGCGTGAATGTTATCCTCAAGAAGTTTTCATCAAACGCTTTGAATTCTTTGACCAACTCACCAACACGGCTAGCCAAGCGATAGCGACGCTTCAAACCCTTTGTAAATTGCGATTGAGTCTCAATGCGGTCTTGGTCAAGCCCGAACAGTTTGTACTTCATTGCCTCGCCGGACGTGTTGCCTGAAAAGTTCTCATCGGCCATATCTGGCGTATTGGTAAAAGTATGAATATCTTTATCTAATCTGGTCTTGTACGCTTCGACACCAGACACATCGTAAGACTTGGTTAGATATTCAGCCTTAACTGTCCCTTCCTTACCGTCCGCAGCCTTCGGTGGAACCAATTGCATTAACCGTTTAGCTTTCATGTCTTCCGGCTTCATATTTGCAGGCAATCGCATATCGCCATAGATGGCAAGGATAGCGTCAGCCATGTCACTCATGTGATTCGCTGTGTCCGATTCTGCACTATCGTATAAGTCAATCAGATAGAGCTCAGTTTCATAATCGCCAATGCCATCAGTATTGTTCAAATACTCCGTGATTGGAACTGTGACAAAAGCATGAGCAGTGACAGAAACCTCTTTTAGATCTTCCGAGTAATCCAAAACGTGAATATTTGTTGAAGTGTATACTTCAACGGTTTGATGTGCGTCAGAGAATAAATCAGCACTGTAGTATCTAACTGCTACTAATGAATTGTCTTCGAGCGAATTGTCATAAATGATAAACGTATTAAGAGGACTTAACTGCTTAATTCGTGTCTGGTCGTCCTCACTTCGATAAATCAGCTCGTAAGCACGTCCAACTTGCGACAAATCTCGAATAAGATTTCGGTTCAGCGTATCAATGTCATTGTTTCGTCCAATTTCCTTAATAGCTTCGTCATTTTGCGAACCGCTAACACTGTCATCATATTCAACCCGAATAGGATTACCAGCTAGATATCCCGTTTTAAACTTACTAATCATGCGTCCATAGTTGTGGACGGCACGTTTGTCGGACATCTCTTTATCCTTACGCCTTCCAGCTTCAAGAACACTGTGATTATCCCCTCTTGCATAATCAAACAACTCCTGAATTCTGGGACGTTGACGCAACTTGTGATGGTTAATGAAATTCTTGAGCAATGCCCAGTTATCTTTCTTTAAGTCATCAACACTTTTAGCGCGGTACTTTGTGCGTGATTCTCGATGAAATCGCAGATTCAAAACATGCGATTGTCCGGTACTGTCGACAAATACTGTCTGTTCCATTCTTCCTCCTTAACTAAACATATCTATCAAATCATCATAGCTTGCTCGCTCTGTGCTGTTAACAACATAGTCTGAATAGAGAGCATATCTCACACTATCCAGCACATCATCAAACTCTTTTAACGGCTCGTCTTTTGTGCTGTTCTCTTTCCACCGATACTGGAATATCTCATCAAAAAAGCGAGGTACAAAGCCTCGCTTAACGTATAATCTTTGTTCTTTGAACAGCTTAGCGATAAGTTCGATGCCAGCAATCACTGACTTATTAGCATTACTGATATCAAAACCCTCATTGTCAAATCGTGCTACGTGCTCTGGACGGGCACTATCGGCATAGAATGGAATGTTTCCATAGATATTAGTCAGTTTCCTAGCTTGCTCTACCCACCAATCTATCTCTTTGAATTGCGCTGCTACGCCATCGATAAGGTAGTAGTTGCCATCCACACCTTCACCGACTACCACGATAGAGCCATAGTGGGTATATCCCCAGTCAATCCCTGCAAAGTAGCGCCTCATGTCTGGCAATTCATCAACTACGTGTATCTTACTGTCATAATCAGCATAGATAGCGCCTTCTGCAACAGTCCAAAGTCCGAGGATATCCCTATCATAGAATTTCCCCTTCGGTGTTGCTGCCTTGATAGAGTCAATGTAGCGCTTTGACAGAAAGGTATTATCGTCAAGCTTGAAACTAAAATCTATAACCTTGCCATCATTCTTACCAATATAGTCTCGATTCAGCCAATGATTAGGATTGTCTGGGTTGCTATCCCAAACGACACGGGCACCCTCACCAGAGCAACGTGAGATAATCTCTTTGAAAACAACCTCATTCGCTAGTGACGCCTCGTTGACATAAGCCCCAAATGCTGTAAATCCACGGGCACGCTTAAGCCCAGATATAGAGCCAGTGTATACTTGCACAACTTTCACGCCACAAAACACGAAAGATCCATGCTTGTCATACTTAGGTTCAAAGCCGTATTTATTGTAAAGCTCTTGCAGCACGTTATTCTGTATCGACGTTGACGACGTGCCAGCTAGGATGTAAATAGGCTCATCCACACCTAAACGGTCAGCAATCTTTCTGACACGGCTCAACTCGGTTACAAACGTGTCGTTGTTAACTACAGTCTTACCAGCACGTTTAGCGCCATGAAGCCCACAAATAAACCAATCGTGATTCCAGATATAATTCAGCACATCTAACTGCCGTTTAGTGTAGAGCTTACTCAAGTCCATTGCTTACCGCCCCTTTGATAACATCGAGGAAACCAGCGATTTTCTCGTCTTGTCCTTCATCACCGCCAATTTGAGACTTAAGTTTTTCAATCTCAAGTTGCAGTTTCTCAGCTTGCTTAGCGGTTGGATAGCGTTTCATAAGTTCGCTACCTGCCTTGATGACCTCAGAGATGGACGGGGGCTTCTTAGTCTTGACAAATTGGCCTGTAACAGCGTTTAGCTCGATGACCTCTTCCATCAACTCTTGCCTCAGTATCGAAGTAAAAACTTGCATAACTTCATCTTGTTTTGCTATTTTCTTTTTTTCAAGTTCTTTCATGCGTTCTTCGATATAAGCCTTGATTCTGTCATTTTCTAACAACTTATGAGACCTAGTCTTGGCATAATTTTCAGTATACCCAGCCTTTAATGCTGCATTATAAGCCACGCCAGATACCAAATATTCATCCGCAAATAATTTCTGTCGTTGATTTAGCCCAATATGTCCACCTCCTTCGTTGCATAATTAAAAAAGACAACCCACAAAATGAGTCGTCTCTGAATTTTCTTCGATAATATAATAATACCACTTCAAACAGTTGTTAGACACCGTGAATTAACCGTCAAAATACCGTTATTTCAACGTTCCACAACTAATTTGCCATCTCTATACAATTCTGCAAATGCTAGGATAGCATTATTTAGCAATTCTTGAAACGCTGTTCTTTCGAATCCGATTGCTTGGGCGATTTGCCAGTTTGGTTTCGGTGGGTATGCCAGATATTTCTCTATCAGTATTCTGCGATAGTCTGGACGATATAGCCCGCTAACTGCTTGCTCTATGGCTTCTAGCTCGCTCATAGCATCGACACGTCTGACTGCGATATTTTCCACTGGTCTGCTCACTCCGCTGCCACCTCTTGGCATAAAAGTGAACTCTTGTGTAATCTTCTGTTCAGCGCTATCGTGTGCTATCTCTCGCCATCTTGGATATTCTCGAAGTTTTCGCTTGCAACCTCTGATAGTTGCTTTCTCATCAATTTCCGGCAATAGCATTGTTCTGTCCTCTTTGGTATAATAGTAGTGTTGACTTCCAAAGAGTGCCGGCCATCGTGTCGGTCTTTTTTTATTTTAGCTCAAGAAACGTTAAGAGATTTTATAAGGGAGAGATTAATGTATTTGTTTTGGGTTGTCTCTTGAGCCTTTTATCACCTCCTTTCTAGCCAAGACACCAGCAAGATCTTTGGCTTTTTTTAGTAATGCGACATCGATAAGAAAGAGGGCTTTTCACATCCTTTTTTCTTAAAATTTGCTGGTCTTTGTTTGAGCAAGGTCTGTCAGCTTGCTCGGTGTTGAAAAAGTGTTCAAGCCACTAAAAATCTATTTTTCTTTTTTTAGTGTTTTGACAGACAATGGCTGGCAAGAGGAATCGAGCCTCTTATACAACCATTCCAGCCAGATATAGTGAAATCATTATCGGGGATATTCCCCTTTCTTTTTTTGAAATAATACAAGAATTAATTAGGTGAATTATGGAGATTTCTGACCTATATCTATTGCAGGCATAAGCCTTGGATAATCACGCCACCAGTAAAGCGTTTTAGATTTTGTGAATAATGAATAAAGGAATACCTACTTTCTATATTTTAGATTTACTGGATTTGGGTAGCATCCACGACCAGTCACGCTTCTGCCGATTTGAATGAAAAGAAATCAAAAGGCTCCTCTTTTCCGTATATAGATTGACTGGTAATAGCTAGCGAGGGAGTCGAACCCTCACTAGCTACACGCCTAACACATAGGCTTTATATAAGGCTTTTCTGACTGTGATTTTATCCCTGCCTGTCTTGCCCTTAGTTCTGTATTTAAGAATGATGCGATCAATTTCGCTGTCTAACCTCTCAGACCATTCATAGTTATTGAAGACAAAATCAGTAATCTCGCTAAATAGTTCCCTTGACAGTAACCCTTCCATTTGGACTGCTTTCAAAGGCGTTAGGGCGGCTTTCTCCACGTAGCAACAATTGATGGCATTTTGGGCCTTGTCAGCCCTTTTTTTGTCACATCCTTTAACCTCTCTAATATAGTTGTTTAGGTCGTTAGGGTGTCCCCTGCGTAGCCCTTCCACTTCCTCACGGAATCGCTTAAACAAGTCCTCTGGAAGTCCTGCGTTGGTTTTCTCCAAAACTGGGCGCGTGGTTTTACCTCTTGTGTAATTGGTAGATAGATAATCCATAAGGTCGTCGAATAGCTCATCAGAAATGACACCTTCTAACCTCTCGACTGTTCGAGGTGAGATTCTCTGGCGTTCAACGACTGCGCTATTAAACGCCTGATATATAATGCGTGCTTGCAGTTCGTCGCATTGTTTAACGTCTTGAAAGAATTGCTTATAAGAGCCCTTTTTGTGTGTTTTTCTAAGTGCTGCATGTTCATCGACCAACCGCTGGTATAATTCTGGTGTTAGTCCTGAATATTTGTAGGTTTTGCTCATGAGCTCACCTCTGCTAGCTCTGGATTGGTGTAGATGTTGTCGATGATTTCAATTTCGAAAATATCCGTGTTAAACAAATCATATAGAGGAGTTTCTTCAACCTTTCTTTTAGTCTCTTTAGAAACAAACATCGCCTTGTCTTCGTTAAAAGATACAACTTCCAACCAGCTTGATAGGTTGGTCACTTTAAGAATATCCCCCTCAAAGATTTCTTTGCCATTCTTGTCTCTGAGGCCTGTAGATTGCATTAAAACACAATCGCTGCTCTTACACATCCAAGTGATACCGTCTCCGATGAAATCAAACTCACCATTATAGAACTGTATTTCTTCCACATCTATCATTTCTTTATCTTCTTTAAGCCACGCTCTATATCTTGGTATCATTGCCCTCTCTCCTTCAAATAGCTAGGGATATCATCCCCAACATTCACCGCATCGTACTGCTCCTTGCTGACAAGGAATTTCCCGTAAGCACCGCAATCGAGCGTATAGAGCTTGCCTACCATAGATTTGCCTGTCACCTTTCCGTGTAGTTCAACGGCATTGTCAGCCTTATGCACGACGATAGCTTCCAATGGTCTATTAACCACTCGTAGAACAGTGGCCACGTTAATCGCTAGCGACACCACTAGTAGAATCGTTGCGACTGCCAGCTCATTATAAATCTTCCTCTTTGACGAATGTTCCATTTACCATCTTTCCCATTTCTATTCTTAATTTCCTCGTAAGCAATACCGAGACACTCAGTTACATCAAGGTCTAACTGATGTGCTAGTACGATAATCGTTACTAGCGTGTCACCGATTGCATCTTTCAACGCTGCTTGTGGTTCCGTGAATTTCGTCGGTTTCAAGAGTACGTCTCGAATCTCTCCAACTTCCTCAGTCACACGCATCCACTGTATTTTAGGGTCAGCCTGCTTTAAGTTGCGTTCGTCTGCCCAATGGTTGATTTTATTGATAAGCGCTGGGATGCCGTCATACGTCGGTTCTTCAGGCTCTGCGACAAATACGAGTCTTACCATCACTCCACCTCTTTCACTTCAACGCCTGGGCAATCAAACACCCAGCTATTTAACATCATATCCATAATATCTCCCCTTGCTCCCGATTCCGTATTTTATTAACGTTGTCGCCCATGAGGGACTTTTCCCAAAAAACGCACTCGCTTCTCGTCGTGTTTCGAAAAAATATTTTTTTGATTCCAAAATGTCTACCACGACGCAAGCTTTCTTAGTTTTTTCTGTCATCTCCTGCATGTGTTTATCGCTTGACAGCTTGGCCAATCCGTTTCGGTAGGCTCTTCTTGTATTTTCCGAACCCGTTACCCACTCTAAGTTTTTTACGCAATTATCTGTTTTGATTCCATTGATATGGTCTACTTGAGGTAAATTGTCTGGATTTGGGATAAAGGCTTTAGCGACTAATCTATGAGCTCTAAATGTTTTTTGTCCCCTTTTTTCTTTTGTCCTAACTTGAAGATTTATTTGTACGTACCCATGGCGTTTGCCAACCCTTGTTTTTACAACTTTTTTAGTTAGCTTATTCCTAAATTTGCCGTTTTTAGACACTTCGTAATCAGGTGCTTCTAAAATCGTTTTCCATTCTTCATTCAACTTTTCTCACCTCTACTCCTTCACAAGAGAAAACCCAGCCAAACCCGTTCGCTTCTAGCTCTGTTCTCGTAAAATTACTACCCTCACTATATTGAGTCCTTGTAAACTGTGGCGTTAATTCCTCGTTGTTTAAGTAATATTTGCCTAGATATTGCCCTAAACGACCTTTAATTTTAACCGTATACCTAGGCTCTTTCTCGACCTCGTAGCCGAACTGGTGCATGTTTGCGAGGGTAGTGATGGCTTTGTTCCTGCCAGTATGGTACATCCAGTATTTGAACTCGTCCCATTTCGTATCAGCCCAGCTTGTAAGATATTCCCAAATATCCTCATTTAAGTCATTCTTATGCCCCTCATACCAATCCGCCACATATTGCGGAACGACTGGTTTGGGGAAGAAAGAATCATATAGGTCTTCTGCGTGGGCTATTGATAGGCGCCCTGCTGTTGCTAGTTTCTGTACTGCTTCATTTCTAGTCATTCTACTTACTCCCTTAATCGACATTTTTAAGTTTTACAGGCACCCACATTTTAGGGTTGTAATTGATCTCATATTTGTATTTTGAAACATTCGGTACTTCAACATCTTCTACTACATAAGAGACATTATCTGACAAACCGATAATATGTTTTTGATATTTGTTCTTACCATTTTCTACAACAATTTCAAGTTGTTTATCATGAGTATCAGCCTTGATGGACATCCTACCGCTCATTTGGAACATTACGTCATTTGTAATAGCATCAATCACCGTTACTTTTCGAACAACATTAAAGTTATCCGACTCTTGAGATAAATTTTCAGATATTCTATTTGCCTCTGAGCAACCAGTTAAAAATAATAAACCACTTACAGCAATAATTGCCATTTTACTTAATTTGTTCATGCTTCCTACCTCACACGTAATATTTGCGTTCTAAGTTAATCATCTCTTGTCTAAGTTCAATTCCTAGACGTTTGATTTTTGATTTGTTAGCCGCTGATGCCGTCCACCCGTTAGGTGGTTCTTTAGAAAGATTTTCACACTCGGAAATGTATTTATCGCACATACTTTTTATGTAATTTAATTCATCCATTGCTTTCTCCTTCTAACAAAATCTTTTCTAACTGCTCAATCGTTTCGGTTCTCACATAAATCCGATTTGTCCCGTCTGCGAACGGTGTTTTCACAAAAATTATGTTAGGACCAATAGAGATGTGCCCGATATCATCGACATTTAAAATCGTGTCTATGTCAATTCCTTGATCAATGTTTGTGACTTTAATAAATTTAGCCATTGCTAACTTCCACCATTTCCACCTTATATTTTCGTGCATTGCGATATTTCAATCCCAATCTGTGCATTTCATTAATCGCATCGTTTTTATTACTGAAGACATGCTCACTGTCTTCCATGTTGTCGTAGTATACGATAACTTTATATTTCATGATTCTGCTTCCTCTACTTCGTAATAATCGATTTTGGCAAAATTCTTAGGGCTAATAGTAATCACCCTTTTTTCTGGCTCAATCTGCTGTAAATAAAGATAATTCACATCGCCTTGCTCAATCCATTTCAGCATGTTCAGAATATATTTATAATCTTCTTCCACCTTGATAGTTTGATCCATGTATGGATTTTGCAGTCTAATACTTGTCATAGTTTTTTAATTCCTTTTTTATCATCGTTCCCGGCTCGTCTCTGAAAACCTTTGCCGGATTCTTCGCTATAAATCGCCTTAACCATTGCATAACTCGACCATCTTGCTTAACAAATTTTCATCCGGTAACTTCTCCAGCGTTAGAATGCGATTGAGTTTTTTTGCGTTAATACCTAACTTAGCGCTGATATATTCCATGTCTTCATGATTAGCCCAGAACCATTTCGAAAACTCTTGTGTCTGATCTAACACGCTTGTATGATCATAGTTACCTGGAGCGTATACACCGACCAGTTTGTCTTTAACTTTCGCCTTCATCTAGTTCCTCAATTTCAAGCTCAATTCTGTATTTCTTGTTTCCCGACTTGCCACCGTGTCTGAAATCTGTTGATTTGATAACGTGGTAATTATCATCCGTCCAAAAGTTTGCATCCGTCAAACCATCCAAAAGCGCCTTGCTAGTTGGTGACCAGTTTGGCGGGTCATATTTTCGATTTGTCGGGGCGAATATCCAAACTATCACCTTACAAGGCTTTTTCTCGTTAAAAGGCAAGCCAAAATAATCAAGTAAGGTGTTTCGACCTTCGTAATACGCTAGCTGTCTTAGAAATTTTGTGATTTTAGCCTTTTTCTGAAAGTGTAGTCTGTCATTCGCTGAGATCATTTGCTTTCTATCAAGCTCGAATTTTAAAATCAATCTTTCCATAAGAACACCTTAGAAGGGTAAATCATCGCTACTGATGTCCAACGGATTACCTTGCATTTGGTTATTACGCCCAAAGTTTGGCGTTTGTTGTTGCGGTTGTTGATTGTAGCTACCTTGATTTCCATAGTTTCCTTGGTTGTTGTCGATAGCTGTAATAACCACTTGTGGGTATTTTTTGTCCCCATATTCTTTTAGCCGGTAATACCCGGAAACTGTTACTAATTTCCCGACGCTGTTAAAAAGAGCATCTCCTAATTCACCGAAAGCGATAACGCCAATATAACCGCTTTTATAGCTACCTCCTTCATCCTTCCCGTTATAGAAACTCATGGAGGCTGTGCAATAGTTCGCCTCTTTGTCGTTATATTTGTCGTTAAAATTGATATAGCCTTTATTAGTTATTTCCATCTTCTACCTCCTTCATTCCTTCCACAGTTTCAAACCCGATATCATGAGCATTCAACCACTCTTTAAATGCTTTAGCTTGCTCTAAGTCGAACACAAACTTAATTGTCGTAGCGTATTTGACGTTATTACCCTCTGGTTTTGCTTGTACGGTGCTTGTTTCTTGTCTGAGGTTATTTATACCGTCTTCGATTATCTCGCCCGTTTCGGTGTTATACGCCTTGATTTGGGCTTGCGCATTTTCCTTCGCTTGACGTTCAAGCTCTGCTTGTCGTTCAGCTTCAGCTTTTGCTTTGGCTTCTTGTTGTTCTTTGAATAATCTAGCGCTTTCCACATCTTGGTTAATGCTATTCAACACTTCGGCTAGTGAAGCCCCGTTTTCGTACATTCTGACGTAAGTGGCAGGCCCTAGGTTATTACTAGCGCATTGACCAGTGATAACAAGCATGTCTTGGTCTTTCTGATTTTGCTTGTTGATTTCGTCAATGACAATCTTTTCAAGCTCTCCCTCAGTTTTCTTTAAGAGTGTAAAAGTATCTTTCTTGAATTGAGTACCCTTGCTGTAATCATCCAAGTATTGCTCAAAGACATCTGGATTGAGATTACCTTCCTCAGCTTTCGCTTTAAACCATTGTCTAACTGCATCTTTTCGGAGTTCTTTTTGGTTTTGCTCGTAACTATCAATCTGATTCTTAAGTTCATCAATCAAGCCTTTTAGTTTGCTGTAAGGTGTTTTGTACGCTTTTTCAAATTCAGCGTAAGGCTTATTAATAGCGCCTTTAATTCCCTTGCGCTTATCTTCCAAGCTCTTGCTCAACTTGTTCAAGTCAGTCCTAGCTTTTTTGACTTCCTCAATTGAATTGACTTCAAGGTCAAACGTGCCATACTGAGCTATGGCTTGTTCGATTCCTTTTTCAAAGGCTTCAAAGTCATTAAACGTAACTTTTGCGGGTTCAAATGTGATTTCAATGTTGTCTAGTGTGTTAATTTTTTCTGCTTCTTTCATGGCTTATCCTCTTAAGTAAACGGCAATTCAATTTGTTCTTCGGTTTGACTTTGCGCTTCTTGATAGGTTTGTTCTAGTTCTGCTTCACGCTGTCGCTCGGTTTCTTCTTGCTGCATTTGCTCGATTTGTTGCATCTTACGAGCTTTCACTTCTTCTTGCGTTTCTTGTGGAGTGATATCAATAGGTGCTGATTGCTCCATTTCGTCAGCAGTATATAGACCGCCCACGTTTTCGCTAAACGCTTCACGCATTGCCGATACTAGCGCTACTTTTCGGATCATGAGCCCTGGCATTTTAGCCCACATTGATTTGCCTGTATTGTACGCTTTAAAGTCAGCGTCTGTTTCAATAGGATAGCTACGATCTTTACGATAAACCTTTGCCCAGCCGCCTAAAAGGGTGTCATTCTTGCCATGAATCGTACCAGTGATATGCTTGGTTTCACCTTCGGCAGTTTCTACTACTACACCGGCTTCAAAACCGTCAAAATTTGGGTTTTGTTCGGCACGTTTCATAAAGGCATCTTTTGATACTACAATCTGAGCGGGGTTGTTCCCGTATTTGATGAAATAGACCTCTTTAGTGAACGGATTTAAGTTTCGCTCTTTGCAAGTGGCAATAAAGTAGGCTAGTTCTTCATTGTTTGCTTTTCCTTGTGGGTCAAGGTACTGTCTAACCACGTTAGCTGTAATTAATTGTGGATTCGTTAAAAAATCGCCTTTGTGTTCTTGAATTTGGTTTGTCATGTTATTATTCCTTTCTCGAATACCCTTATTTCGCATTTTAAGTGGGTATAGTGCGATTTTAATGGTGTCCTAGCATAAATAGACTAGGTGTTAGCTTGCACGCCTTAAAATCGAAATTAGAGGGGTTTTAGTGTGTTCCAAAAATCTGCGTTGATTTCTTAGCAAAATACATATATTCGTTAATTTTCTCGATGAACGAATACAAATCTAAATCGTCCATCATTTTTTGTTTGTGCTCTTTCGAGAATACAAGGCCATGAATCCGCTCGTAGTCTTCAAAGAGCTTAAGTTTTACTTCTTTTTCCGTCATAATCTATCCTTCCGCCTTTAGTTGATTAAGCGTGTATCGTTTATCTTCGATGTCTACTGCCCTGAAAACATTCCCTTCTAGTCCTGTGCGAACACGACTTGCGACACGCTCGCTGTAAAGGTTTGCTATTTCATTATTGCTTAGGTTGGTTGTGATAATAGTGTTCTTCCGATGGCTTAACACATCAAAGATAAATTCTTCTTCCCATGCTGATTTGGATTGCCCTGAGTTTCCAAGCTTAACGCCTAAATCATCAAGAAATAAGTAGTCAGCTTCCATAAGCATCCTTGAATAATAACTTTCTTTGCTTTCAAACTTAAAGCTTTCTCGGACTTTTCTTAGAATTTCTGTGAGATTGACAAATAGCACGCTTTTGGGATTGTCTTTATCTTTGTAGGTTTCATTCAGTGTTTTAGCCATAGCGACAGTTAAATGAGTCTTACCAACTCCAGTAGTACCAGTTAGCAACGTGTTCCCCTCGAAACCATTAAGATATTTCTGTGTTTGCGCTTTGACAAACTCTAACATCTGCTTTTCTTGTGGTGTCTTAACAATAAAATTGTCAAAGGATGCTGATTTTAACTCTTCAGGAATTGTGCTGTCTCTCATGAGTACATCATAAGTTCTTAAGTAAAGATTGTTCTTTAAGCTCTCCTTCACCAACTCTTCTTCTTTCTTGTCCCTTTGCTCTTGAGCACACTTAGGGCAAATTGGTGAGGGTTTGCGTGGTTCGTCTTCCCCTGCGATTTTTACGGCTATATTAAGTTGCATCATAGGTAACCCATGAATTGGACACTTACCGTCTAGCCTTTTCGTGTTTGCGATAATTTCAGCTTGCGTTAGCATGTATTACCTCTTTTCTAAAATGGGTTTTCGTCTGTCCTAGAAGCCCCATTCTTCATTAATTTGTGGCTCTGAATTTGCATTGTTTTGTTGCTTCTTGCTCTTGCGATTAGCCTTGCTATTCCTAACGAGTTCAACCGTCATTAAGTTGTCTTGTTTCCAACGGTTTAGAATAGCTTTGATATAAGCAAAGTTCGCCTTACCTTGGCTTACTGCTTCTTTTAGAGCTTCGAGGATGACGTCGGCGTTAAAGTCTTCTAGCATATACTGCAAATCTTCCATTTGTAATGGTGATAGAGCTTTTCCTGTTTCTTGCTCAAAAGATTTGTAGAGATTTGCAAAATCTTGATTGAAAGGAGTGGTGGGGGTTGGTTGTTTTTCTTCTCTTACCTCTACTCCCCTATCCTTACCTATCCTATCCTCTCCTCTCCTATCCTCTCCTATCCTATCCTCTCCTATCCTATCCTCTCCTATGCACCCATTTGGGTGACGGTTGGTTGTCACTTGGTTGTCACTTGGTTGCACGTCTGATAACCACTTGTATTTATTGCCTTCCACTAGCGCTATTTGTTGCATTTCCTCTACGAATCTAGTGGCTTTCTTTCTATCTTTTCTTATGGAGTTGTGTTCCGTCCAATCCGTTATAACCACTACTCCAGTATCAAACAAAAGCACATAATTACCCTCGACCAAAAGTTTCATATCGTCTTTTGTTGAGCCTATAAATCTCATAACGGTTCTGGGGTTTGCGACAAATCCGTCATCGTCTGCCTCTAGGTTTAAGAAGAAATACAAAACCTTTGTTGTTGGAGGTAAATCAAGAAAATCATCTGTCATTAGAACATCTTTACTGAACATTCTTCTGTTTGCCAATTGTTCCTCCTTTTCTTTTGTGTTATAATTTAAGTAAATTGTTTTGATGAACGCACCTACTTTGTGGGTGCTTTTTTAATGCCTTCCCTCCCACCGCTTCAATTATTTAATTAATTATTTTTCTCAAAAATGCTTTGATTTCGTCTTTTGTAACTTCGTTACGTTCCGTGCATTCAAAGCCCGAACCGTCAAGTTTAGTAACGTTATACTCGGCTTCTACGATAAGCACTTCGCAGTCAAACGCTTCAGCAAGTTTGTCGATTTCAGTTTTTTGTTCCTCATATGGTTCAACTGGCAAGTATAGTGCGTCTCTCAAACGGTCAGTAAATGTCGCTGCGAAAACTAGGTTTCCTCTATCTTTGTAACTTTTAAGGAACGCATCTTTTTCAGCGCTGTAAAATATGACTTGTTTATTGTTTTCTTTCATGATTATTCTCCTTCACCTTCGTTATATTTCTTAAAGCTCAATGTCAAACCTGCGATACCAACAGCGATAACTGCTAGACCAAGAGTGCTAGCAATTCCTTCTTTTTCACCAGCGTTTGGAAGAGTGCCACCGTAAACCGTCGTATTTGCCACTTCTTTTGGCTCAGAATCGAGCTTATAAGATACTGTGGCGGATTCCGCCTCTTTCGCTTTCGGAGCGTCTACGGGTTTGCTAGGTACTTTTTTCGGTGTCACTGGTTTCTCTGGTGTCGGTTTAGTTGGTTCCTCTGGGATTTTCAATTCTGGCAAGTCAAGGACAGGGGCATCGTTTGGCACTACGCCACCTTCAAATGGTGGGAGCTCACGTTCTTCTGGGATTCCGGGGATGCCGCCTTGGAATTCTGGCTTATCATGTACTGGGGCTTCATTAGGAACTGTTCCGATTGGCTCAGTGTACTCTGGCAATTCTCGTACCTCTGGAATTCCAGGGATGCCACCCTCAAATTCTGGGATGTCAACTTTAGGTGCGTCGTGTGGAATTTCAAAGGTTGGTTCTGGTTTGTTTTCACCGCTTGCGTCACCACGACCACCAACCAATTGAACCTTAGATGTTGAGATAGCCCCAGCATCTACCGCTACCAGCGTAGCCTTGTTAGTCGGATTAGTTGAGTCTTTAACCGCTGATTTCAAGCGTGTTTGGTAATCGATGTACATGATGCGGTTAAACTCTTTGAATTTCGCATCAAAGCCGTCTGCTCTAACATTCCAGCTTTCAAGGTAATCCTTAGCTGAATAATCAATGCCAGTCCACTTAACAGGATTCTCAACGAAGTAGATATTTTGTGAGCCGTCAACGAACTCTTGATTATCTGACCAAGTATCAGACAATAATGCATTGTTAAGCACTTGGCGGGCAGTGTTAAGACGCAAGGTCCAATTGATGATTTGTGGGTTATCTTTATTTTGGCTACCCCATTTTGAAAGAAGCTCGTCTGTTGGAAGCGGTCCTTCTTCACCAATGGTGAATGTCTTAACAGTACCGTCGAAATTCACTGTTACTGGTTTACCCGGTTCAACGACATCAAGCCATTTCGCATCGAATTTTAAAGACATCTTTTTATTCAAAGGGTGCTCAGTGAAATAATTGTTAAATGTCGTTGTGATCACTCGTGTCTGAGCGTCAGCGTTGGCTTTACCAACGACATTCTCGTTGTTGTAAACGTCGAAATCAAAGCTAGTCTGCAAACCAATTTCTTTAGGTAGTTCAGTTACAACTTTGTCACCTTCATTGATCGCCATATCGTCTGGGAAGTTGATATCTTTGTATTCCACTTCAAACGGGTTATATTTACCAGTGCCATTAGGAAAGTCCACTTGCACGTTAGGGTTTTCGACATTGATAGTGTCACCTTGTTTAGTGACTGTAGTAGGTGCTGCTGGTGTTTCTGTAGCTGCTACTGTATTTTCCACGGCTGGAGCTGGAGTTTCAGTAATCGGTTGAGCTTCAACTGGAGCTGGTGTTTCTGCCACTGGAGCTGATTCTGACGGTGTGACAGTCACGTTCCCAGCGTTGTCAGCAGTGTATACATTTGCCACTGCTGGCTGAGTGTCTGCCACTGGTTGAGTAGTTTCGTCTGCCGATACTGATCCTGCACCGATTAGCAATGCAGTAGCAAGAGCTAGTGTTCCGCACAAGCCATAGGCTTTAGATTTAGTGAAACTTGGTTTTGCAATTGTTTGTGAAATCATGGTATAATCTCCTTGGTATAATTTTCTTGCACAGGCCCTTACCTGTGCTTTTTTAGTGCCTTCAACGTGCACCCAAAGCCCCACCGTGTCATGTTTTTCAATGTTTTATTAGACTTGTTAATGGGAATATTAGGAAAAAAGTAACTTAGTAAAGTTTTTTGGGGAAAAATTATGGGTATAAATTGCACTCCACGGCAGGGCCATGGCTGCACGCTGAAAGATGTTGATGATCTATTTGTCGTTAAGATACTTAGCAGCTAGATACTGCTCACGTCTCTGACGTGCTTCATATTTCTGGTCGTTAATTTCTCGTGGTGTCCATACTGGTTCGAAGAAGTGTTCTTGTTGCGGTTGTTTTTTTGACCAAATCCAGTTAAATAGTTTTGATGGTTTCATTTGTTTATTTCCTTTCTGTCCCAACCGCACCAACAAGCTAACGAAGCATTTAAATTTAGGAGTCATCGTTAATGATATGTTTACGTACTTACCGCTAGCCACTTGGTAGGCTTTTTTGTTGATATTGTTTAAAAAGGATAATTATTTTTGCTCCGTTAGCTCACTGCTACGGTTGGGATATTGATGTTATTTGAATCTGTTTCTAGTTTTCCATTCGATGAAGGATTTAAAACCCTCATAGTTGATGAAAACAAGTTTGTGTGTTGGGTTGAACACATACTTTTGAAAGTCTTTGTTATCCCTCATTTCTCGGATGAGGTTCTTTGCCATTGACTTTCCTAGACCTTCCCACCGTTGCATGAGGTGTTCGTAGTCTCCCCACTCAGCCGTCTCGTTAACTCCGGCTGGTTTGTAGGTGATTTCTTGCATTTACTTTTCCTTTCTAAGTTTTGTATAATAGAGACAATAAAAACGATTGGAGAAGAATTATGATATTTCAAGCAAAAATAAGCTCTTCTGTTTCTAGACCTGTAACCGTTGAAGACAGCTGTCCGATTTGTAAAAAACCAACCAATCCAGACCTTGTAAATTCTTCTTATTTTCCTCTCGCAGAAGGTGAAACACATCTGGTATTAACGTTTAGATGCTTAGGTTGTAAACACTTCTGGACGGAGGAATTTATAGCTACAAGGCATTTAATCAATTCCTATACCGAAAGATACGAAATTGAACATATCAAAGTAATTCCTAATCTTCCAAGCGATATACCTATATCTGACGATGTAGAGATGGTTTCTCCAATTGGCAAGCAAATCTATGTCCAAGCACTGAAAGCCGAGCACGAACAATTAGACCACATTGCAGGTATAGGGTATCGAAAGGCACTTGAGTTTTTTGTTAAAGATTTCTCTATTGTTACCAATCCCGATGATGAAGATAAAATCATTAAAATGTCGCTAAAACAAGTTATTGAAAAATATATTAAGGATGAAGATCTTAAAACGTTCGCTCTTGCATCTGCTTATATTGGCAATGACGAAGGTCATTACTACAGAAACAACCCCGACAAAGACTTTACAGACCTAAAGAACTACCTGCATGGAGTTATTCACTACATGGAAATGAAACTCAATTTTCTTGATGCTCAAGAACTTGTGAATCGTTCGAAGAAATCTTAGAATCTAGTTCATCCAACTTCTCAGCAATATATGTCACAGTCCTCAGTATTTCGTTGAGGGCTGTTCTTTCTAGTTCGTTCATTTTTGCTCCTTTCCATTTGATATAATAGTTAACAAAAACGAGGTTTTGACATGAAGAATAAATCTGAAATATCTGCTTTTCTGATGTTCGTTGGGTTGCTGTACATTGAATTCCACTGTATAACACCAGATAGCCATTCAGCCTTGACTAGGCTAGCCGACATCAATTGGACGTATCTATGCCTAGTGATTGGTATCGCTTTATTCATTTCGATGTTAGCGTTAAGCTATATCCATGACATTCTGCTCTTTTTCAAGTTTGAGAAAGACGGTGATATAACTTATAGCTTTGTCATCACTTTGCCTATCTTTGGATTCCTCGTTTTGAGAAACTGCTTGATTGTCCTGTCTGATACTCAATTTGGAAATTTAATGTCCTTCGTTAGCGTCCCTATCTTTGGTGCCTTCTGGTCTCTTTCCAAAAGAGTTCTCGAATCGAACAGGGAGCAAGATGAGAACTCCGACAAGCATTGAGAATGTAAAGAACATGTAGGTCGTGAAGTCCCATTCAGGGATTGGACGGCCTTTTTGCATGAACTCGATAAAATCGTGAATGTGATTCATTTTTTTGCTCCTTTCAGGTCAACTTAGCAAGTAAGGTTAATTTCACTTCTGCATAGCCGTCCTCGGTTGTGCTTTTTATTTCAAATTCCGTAAGAGTTTTTAACTCTTGACCGTCCAAGGACACTTTATCTTCACGGATTTTGATTTCATTCATAGTGTCTCCTTTCTACACCTCTCTAATTACGCTTCAAACAGACTTCCTTGATGGTTTGTGGTGAAAATCTCGTTTTTTAGCTCTGGATCATTCAAGCCCCAATTTTCGATAAAGATAACGGCATTCTTAAATTCTTTAGCAGGAATTTCTTTGCGTCTCACACCGAAACGGTCAATGATTTCTTTGTTGATGGCGTGATACGCTTTAGCACGAATATGATTATCACGGTAAGCCTTGCTTTTCTTGCCTTCTAACAATCCAACAATCTTGCTGTTTACGAGGTTAGTTAGTTTAATTTCTTGTGCAGCGTTCACTCTCATGTTGTCTTCTAGGTTAGCAATACGCTCCTCATGATTTTCAAGTGCATCTAGCATGTTTCTAGTAACTGCTAGATGTGATACTTGTCTTGCGTGGTCTTTACTTTGACCAATAATGTCGTTTGTCATAAGATTTCTCCTTCAATTACATCGTCTTGTTCCAATATCTCCGAAACGTTACGACTGAGACTGTTAAGCATTGTTAGGAAAGTTTCAAGCTCGGTTCTAACTTTCGGATTGCTTAACGCTGGTTTGATATCCAGAAATGCAACACCGCCAAAGTTAGCAAGGAACTTGTTCCCTTTTTCCAAAAAGTTGATGGTGTGACGGTAAGCAGATACTTGCTTTTGGTAGCTGTCTAATTGCCCTTGCGACTGTTCGATAGCTCTTGTCAATTCGTCGTATTTAGCTGACTTTTCATCAACCTCTTGACGTTGATTCATTAGCTCTTTGAGTTGTGATTCAATGAATTGCACTCGCTCGTTAGCCGCTTGTTCGCTATCTGAAAGCTCTTTGTTTTTTGCTAGTAGCTTTTCATTCAGCTCTTGCGTAGCCTTGTAATCGTCTGGGATGATTTCCTTTTCGATTACCTTTTCAATCGGTTTGACTGCTTTGGCACGTTCCAACTCACCCTTGACCGCTTCTAGTGCTTGGTCTTTGAGTTTTAGTTTTCGTTTGACCTCTTGCAATTCTTTGACTGTTGGTGTGTCGCCTTGCTCAATCTTTTCGATTTGCTCTTGCCTTGATTCGTCGGGCAGTGTAGCTAGCAAATAGAGAACTCTATTTCCTAAATGTTGCAACGTGGCAACATTTGGGAGTTCCTTTGCTACTTTCATCATTCTGTGTGCTAAGGTTCGCTCTATATCCATTGTTTTTAACCACTCTAAGAATTGCCCGTGTGCTAGGTCGTTTTCTTTGACGTGGTTCAATCGTCTACCAATCTCCCAGAATGATTTCCCTACATTTTCTTTTTCTTCTCTGATTTCCGATTCAATCTGAGGTAGGTTGTTCGATAATGCTATTTCGTTCATCTCATTCCTTTCTAACTTATACGAATTTTCGTATATCTAGGTTAAAAAAATTTAGGCTTCAGCACGTTCGCTGAACAGGTATTCTAATTCATATTCTGGGAAGAATGCTTTCTTGATAGCTACCGTCTCGCCAAATTTGAAATCAGATACACCATCAATTTTGCTACGAACCGTGCGGGAATCAACACCTAGCAGGTCGGCGATGTCTACTAATGCGACACCTTTAATCTTACGAATTTCTTCGATGTTTTTCATTTGTGTCCTCCTTCCTTAAGCTTGATTTAAGTATATACTAATTTTCGTACATAGTCAACAGAAAAATACGATTTTTTTTACTTTTTTTATTTACCCACTCAATTTTCTGTGGTAATATATAAGAAGAAAGAGAAATGAGGGTTACAAAAAAATGCAGGCTGAGGAAAGAATTAAAGAACTGATTATAGCTAAATATGGGAATGTAAGAGCTTTTGCAACAGAAAGCGGCATCTCTTATACTACCGTTCGCTCTATTTTAGAACGCGGTATCATGAACGCAAAAGCTGAAAACGTCTTTAAAATCTGTCATTTGTTGGGAATTTCACCGGACACACTCGCTGAATGGGGTGTTACGGACGAACCACAACAACCTAGCTCCCACGATATTGATGAAATCATCGATAACGCCATGATGTTCGACGGTAAACCTCTTACAGAGGAAGATAAGCGGGCAATTCGTGGCATCATTGCGGGATATATGAGTAGTAAGGGGGATTGAGAATGAAAGAGATAATCTATCTGGACACAAATTTAGTTAACTCTCTGCTCGCTCAGCAAAACGCTGGGTTGGTCACAAAATTGGTTAATGAAGATGGAGAAAGCGACGCTAAAACTGAAGGAAGTACAGAGCAAACAACCATATCTAGTGACGTTGGCCTCTCTGCTCTATTAAAAGCAACAGGAGGCTATTCTAGCACTAATGTTGATAGTTACAACTTTGTATTTTCTAAGTCAAATAAAAATCTAGTAGAAACCGCTCTTGATGATTATTCATTAGATTTGCTTATCACTGGTCTTGAGGCGAAAAATCTTATAAAACATAGTGATTACCAAGATGGTGACTTAATTTCTGTATCTGGGGAGTTGACGGTGTTTAATTTTGAACAATTAGCCGAAACAAGTGATTTAGAAGAAATAGGTTTCCTGCTTCCTGAGTATGATGAATTCAAAGCGCTGAAGTCAGAATACGGAAAAATAAAAGGAAAAGAAAAACATCTACGTAGAGCTAAAGAAATTCAAGAATCTTTATCGACAAACGGTTGGAATATTTTTGAAACGATAAAACACATGTCGGTTTACTTGAAAAAATTATTACCTGAAACAAACCTGATCAAAATCAGCAATACATTCAGTATACTTCCTCTTGAATTTCTTAGAGTTCAAAGTGTCCAACTAAGTTTTATGCAATTTGGAAAGAGAAAAATAAAAATGCTAGGTATCTGCTCATCAACTTTTGACGAACAAATACCTAGCGACTTCTCACATATGGAAGATAGTAACTTGATGTTAAAATACGCTCCAACAACAATTTTAAATATTATACTCGGTTCTTTTGGGATGATAGATAAGGATGACCACCTAGTAAGACCTATTGCTATTTATTTCGAGGACTAAATAGATGTCCGTAGCGCTGATTAAAACACTCTCTTTTTAAATCAAGTTCTTCCTCGCCTACTTTAATATCCATGCGGACTCTATCAGCAAATTCATTGTGGCGCAATTCCATTTCTTTTTTAGACTGCTCCATCTTTTGACGCTCTTGATTGATGTGAGTAAAAAAAGAAAACATATTTTTGCACCACCTTTCATCACTATTTTACAACGAACAATAGTAAAAAATCAACTGTTTCCATTTTGAAAACAACTCACCCCCCACGCTCTCCGGCCATCTTTGAGTGTGAGGATATGCATTACAGAAAAACAGAAAACAAAAAACACCGGAACTGGTTAAAACGTTTACTATTTTTTTATAAAATCGTTGACAGTAAGTAAAACATTTTGTAAACTAATTTTAGTGGAAGACTGATTAAGTTCAGCGCCCTATGGCTTGTGCGTGCGCAAGTGTAAGGGAACAAAACGTCTAAAAAGGGCCGGTTCGTTTGTTGAATTGGCTCTTTTGTTTTTTATAGAAACCGATACGAGGAAGCTATGCCTGAAAAAGAATTACTTGAGCAATTCAATGTGTCTCTTTGTGAGTTCGACTCTAGCCAGTGGTCTCGAGATGGGTTTCTAGACCCTGTTAACCGTGTGGTTTACATCAATAGGGATTTACCTGCCGAAAGACGTTTAAAGGTCATTCTGCACGAATTAGGGCACCTAGAACACAATCCCAAACACTACGAGCGCCTGCGTGAGAAATATGAAGCTCAAGCTAATAGAGACATGATCCGTGGATTGCTCGAAAACGAATCCCTGGACGACTTCAACTACGTCCACTTTATGGAAAAATATAATCTCACCACGATTTGTGATGAGACATTTGTAAAAAATGAATATCTAAAACTAAAGGAGATTGAAAAATGTTAAGTAAATGGAAAAATTTAAAACGTTGGCAAAAGTGGGTTGTTGTCATATTAGGTTTGGCTGTACTTGGTAAGTTTTTTGAAATAACTGGTATTGCCCCGGAAACAAAGACAGAACCAGTTAAGACTGTCCAAACGTCTTCTTCTAAGCCGAAAACCAAAACCAAAACCAAGACCAAGACTAAAACCAGCAGCAGTTCAGACTTGTCTAACCCACAACGTGAGGAAAAAGCTTCAAAAGAATCGAGTTCTTCCGAAGAAAAAGAATCTAAAAGTGAAACTAAAGAATCAAGTTCTTCAGATGGACCAAAAGATGTTACGGCTGATCAAATGGCTAGCTTTATCGAATACTTCCAAAATGATTTGACAGAAAAGGGTGTAGATATTAGTCAATACGGTTTTTACAATCGTGACACCATTTTGTATATGTCAGTACCTGTCGATTATAAATACTATGATAAAACCGAACTTCAGAGATTCGCTGATGACATGCTTACCAAAGAGCATGAAGCTTTTAACGTTTGGGCTGCAATTAACAATGTCAATTATGAACGCTATCCGATGTTTCATATTAAAGCGGATGATGGCAGTGCTATTGCAAGTCAAAAACTCAATGGAGAAATGAAAGTCAAAGTTAAATAAGCAACAAAAAAGCCCTATAATCTCCCTCGCCAAAGTTAGATTATAGAGCTTATGCATCACAGAAAAAATCGTGTAAACTGAGAGCAGTCTTACAAGTCTTTTTCTGTACCCATTTTACCAAAATTAAGGAGATATGACAATGTGGGTAGAAGAATTACCGAATGGAAAATATAAATATTTTGAGAGATACAAGGACACTTACACTGAGAAGTGGAAACGGGTATCTGTAACGCTTAACAGTGGGTCTAATCGAGCAAAGAAAGAAGCTCAACGCTTACTGGATGATAAGATAGCCCAGAAGATGGCTGACTTAAACACTACCGACGCATCATTTAACGACGTGTTGAACGAGTGGTGGGAATTTCACAAGAAAGGCATTCGAAGGACTTCGATTAGTTCCATGACCAGCAATGTCAGATATGTTGCAGAGAATTTCGCTGTAGATGTCAAAATAGCAAACATTGATACACACTATATCCAACGCTTTATCAACGATGCCGATGTTCCACGTTCAATCCTTGAGCGTATTAAATCTATTTTAAACCTAACCTTCGATTACGCTTGCACCGTTGGTTATATTCCTAGCAATCCTGCAAGGCAAGCAAAACTTCCCAAGAAACAGCAAACGATGGAAGATTACGACAAGATAAGAAATAAGTTTCTAGAGATAGACACTGAACTACTTCCGCTACTTGCAGAATTGCGAAAGCAAAAACGCACTTATAGAAATGCCATCCTTGCAGAGTTTCTCTTTGTAAGTGGTGCCCGTATTGGTGAAGCTGTAGCTCTCGAAACATGCAACTACAGAAAAGAGAACGGCTACCTTGATATTTTCGGAACTCTCGACAGTGTTCAGGGCTACAAGAGAGCTAAGAAAGAACCACCCAAGACCCCAGCAGGCTATCGTAGCAATAAACTAACTAAACGTGAAATAGAATTGCTGGATGAAGCTATACAGATTCGTGATCTAAACAAGTCGCTATCAGACGATTGGGTGACCATGGATAGAGATTATATTTTTGTGACCGACAAAGGAGTGCCACTTCAACGGAACTCATTTAACAATTCTATCCAAGCTGCTAACAAAAGACTGGATAAGCCGATTAATAAACCGATATCATCTCACATATTCAGACACACGCTGGTCAGCTATCTGGCTGAGAATGGTGTCCCGTTAAAGGCTATCATGGATAGGGTTGGGCACGATGACAGTGATACCACAATGAAGATTTATACCCACGTAACCAACAAAATGAAGAATAAAGTGGTTGAAATCATTGATAACTTGCCCCTTTCTTGCCCCTTAGAATAAAAAAAGACCTATCTACCAAGGTTTAAACCTTGATATGATAGGCTTTTTCTTTAAATC